GTTTCGGTGAAGAAGCTGGACGGTGGGTATCAGGTCAAGACGCCGAACATGGTACACGCCAAGAGGACTTCTTTCGAGAAGGCGATGGCTCAGAAGCGGTTGCTGAACGCGGTGGAACATTCAGATTGGCGACCGAAAAAGAAAATTAAGGCGCCTGAGAAGAAATTTTAATCGCGTGTTGATCGGCATGGCAGAAGATACATAACCAGGAAACATCGAGTGGTTTGAGATAGTCGGCGTGGTGAGCCTGAATGGGGGGCGTGACCGAGTGGCACTTGGAGCAAATTTTGTCGCGTTGAATTTCCCCCCGCCGAATTGCGTTGCGGAGAAGCTGCCGCGCCCGTTCCATGATTGTTCCACGATGCCTTGCAGCCAGAGCCAGTCGAAGATCATGGTACTTCGCGTAGGACTCTCTCGATTTCTGACGGCGATATTCCCGAAATTCGGGATCGGTTCGGGTCCTGATCCGGCCCCGATTCCTCTCCGTAGCGTTTCGGCGCTCTCGATTTTCTACCCTCCAAGCGGCAACATCCTTGATCGCCTTCTCTCGATGTTCGGCGTAATACGCTTTTCTCCGTGCTTTGGCTTTTTCGGGATCGGAGTATGGCATGGCTTGAATATATCCGATCTCCCATTAAGTGTCAAGCACGGATGGACTCCTTGATCGAGATAAACGGCGTGAAGTTCACCCCGCTGCCGGGGGTGCGGTATCGCCACGACTACGTTCAAGCCGCGAAGAACATCGCATCGAAGAAGTGGGACGATCGCGGGACGTACAGGGCGCTGATCGAGAACGATCTTTTTTTTATCGTCAACTTCATTCTGAGAATACCGATCGCCAATCATCCATTCGTCGTTAAGATGTGCCGGGAAGTGGAGGACGGCCCGAAGGACTTCACGCTGGACGTATGGGCCAGAGAGCATTTCAAAAGCTCGATCATCACGATCGCGGAAACGATTCAGCATACGCTGACTCATCCGAACGAGGCCACGGGGATTTTCTCGTATGTCCGACCGGTGGCGAAGATGTTTTTGGGGAGTATCAAGGATGTGTTCCAGAAGGAGCGGATCCTGTCGTATTGCTTTCCCGAGGTTGTGTACGCCGATTGCGAGAAGGAAGCTACTCAATGGAGCTTGGACGGCGGCTTGATTTTGAATCGTCAGAGCAGCCGGAAGGAGCCGAATGTATCGGCGTGGGGGCTGGTGGAGGGGATGCCTACCGGCTTGCACTTCGAGCGGAGGATTTACGACGATATATCGACGCAAGACATGGCCGATTCTCCGGACCTGATGGAGAAGGTCAAGGATAAATTCGACTCGAGCCAGAACATCGGAACGTCGGAAGGCACTCACAGAGTCATCGGGACGTATTACCACCATTCGGATCCGCTGACGTATATCCGCGGCAAGCGGGACCTTCAAGGGGAGCCGAAATATCACTACCGGTTGAGGACGGGATCGCACGACGGCACGGCAAACGGCACTCCGGTATTCGTATCGGAGAAGCGTTGGGAGGATTTGAAGCTCACACGGACGTTCAACTGCCAGCAGTTATGCGATCCAAGCCCGTTGTCCGAGCAAAAGCTCAATCCCGAGTACCTCAATCCCATCGAACGGCGGTTGATCCCGAAGAATCTGTACCGGTTCATGCTCATCGACCAAGCCGGCGATCTCGACAGCTCGAAGGCAAAGACCGGCATGGACTCCTGGGCGTTCGGTGTGGTGGGTGTAGAGCCGTTTACCGACGATATAGGCCAATCCCGGGTGTTTCTCGAGGATCTATTCATCTCCCCCATGTCCGAATCCGAAGCCATCGAACAAATCGTCCGAATGTATATCAAGGCGGGGATGATTATGCGCCTGGGAGTAGAAAAAGTAGGCGTATCGACTACCCATGTGCATATCGAGAGGGCGTTGAGAGCTGCCGGTAGGCATATATCGTTCGATCCCGGGAGCAACGGCGTACTCCTACGACCCGCCGGCCGGAACAAGAAGAAAATGATCGAGAGCGCACTCTCCTGGCCGCTGAACAACGGCAAAATCTTCTACTCGACTTCCATCCCGAACAATTTCATGGACCGGTTGAAACTCGAGATGACGAATTTCCCGGTCTGGCACGATGACGGGATCAATATGCTGGCGTACCTTTGGGATCTCTTGAAGGATATGTACTTCGGCATGGCCGAGGAACAGAGCGAACTGGAAAAACGGCGCCGATACGAGCCGAAACAGCCTACCCGTAGCTGGATGAGCGTGTAAGGGAGGAAATGTTGGCGTATACGAACGAAATAATCGACGCACTCGCCCCTCCAAAGCCGGGAGAATCGAAAACCGGGGCCGATTCAGGCCCCGTTGCTACGTTCAAGAAGTGGTACGACGAAGCCAAGACCTCGCTTGCCGATTGGCAGAAGGAAGCGCTCGAGGACTCGAATTTCTACCACGGCGGCAAGGGTCAATGGGATAAGGAAGATATCGACGTTCTGAAAGCCGAGAAGCGGCCGGTACTGTCGATCAACCGTATCAAGCCGACAATCGACTTGCAGAAAGGCATCGAGATCCGCAGCCGCACGGATATCGACGCAAGGCCCAGGGGATCGGAGGACGGCGGCATAGCCGATGCCATTACCTCCGGCTTCAAGTACGTTCAGGATCAGAACAACGCCGATCATAAAATATCGGATGTTTTCTTCGACGGCTTGAAATGCGGCATCGGCTGGATAGAAGTCTGCACGAACGACGATCCCACCGAGGAAGAAATCGCCATCAACTACGTTTCGTGGAAGAACGTAGGGTGGGATCCCCACGCCCGGGAGATCCTACTGGACGATGCCAGGTATATGTTCAAGGAGAAATGGGTCGATCTGGACGTAGCGCAAGCCACCTGGCCGGATAAATCCGAGGAATTAAGAGCCGGCATGGATTCGGCCCGTGCGGAAGGCTCCACGCATACCCGCGTCAAGCCGGATCAGTACGCATCGAGCGAAGGGTTGAAGTGGTGCGATACCCTCCGCGATCGCGTCCTCCTGGTACAGATGTACTACAAGAAGCCGGAGCTGTCGATCTTCCTGAAACTCAAGAACGGCGATGCCGTGGAAGTCACGGAAGAAAAGCTCAAGGCACAACCGGCGATCGTAGCCCATCCCGCGGTTATCAAGGTCATCAAACGGCCCGTAGATAAAATCTATTCGTGCATCTTCACCGGTGGGACCATCCTCGAAGCCGAAGCTCCGCTGCAAGAGAAGCACAACCGCTATCCGCTGATACCGTTCATCTGCTATCTGGACGAGGACGGCAAGCCCTACGGCATGACGCGGAACATGAAGGATCCGCAGCGCGAGATCAACAAAAACCGCAGCCAGTATTCACATATCATCACCACCCGCCGCGTTTTCTTTGAATCGGGCGCCTTGAAGGATCCCCTCGGCGCGAAGAAAGAGATCAGCCGGCCGGATGCGTGGATTGAATTACAAGTGGGCGCCCTGACGAACAAGAGATTTGAATTCTCCCAGGACGTTGCGGTAGCCCGGGAACATTTCGAGATCATGCGGGAAGCCAAGCAAGAGCTACAGGAGGTTTCCGGCGCGGTCGAAGAACAAATGGGCCAGCAGACAAACGCTCGATCCGGTATCGCCATCGAAGCCCGACAGCGACAGGGTGCAACGGTCAATACCGAACCCTTTGACAACCTTCGACTGACGAAACGACGGATGGGCGAGTTGATGCTGGCCCTTATGCGGCAGCATTGGACGTATGAGAAGGTCATTCGCATCACGGACGATCAGACCGGTGCGGATAAATTCGTCACGTTCAACCAGAACGGCCAGAATATGATCGCGCAAGGCCGGTTCGATATCGTCGTTGCAGATCATCCGGAAACGGAAACGACACGGAACTGGATGAGCAAGACCCTCATGGACTTTGCTACCCGCCAGCCGCCGGAGATCGGCCTTGCGATGGTGCAGACCGCACTTGAAATGTCCGATGTGCCGAACAAGGACAAGGTTATGCAGCGGATCAAGGAAGCCCAGGAGAAACAGGACAAGCTCACCCAACAGAAGATCCTTGCCGAAGCGATCAACAAGGAGAAGCCGGCGAAGCGGGAGAAAGCCGCGCCGGAACAGCCGAAAGCGATGGGACCGGCAGAACCGGGGATCTCCGCGGAGGAAGCGTTGAAGAAGATCCTCGCCGGCGAAACATGGGGAGCTGTCACGGAGATAAAAGATTCCACGGTGGAGAAAGCCGCGGAATTCATAAAAGCGCCAAAACCGCCGCCCGGGGGCGATACCCCGGAGAAGAAAAAATCGCCTACCACGGCGTAAAAAGGGAGAACCAATATGGCAGAAGTACAGCAAGAGATCGAGTTTTCCGAAGCCGAACTAACCGGAGAGTCAGACGCGCCCGAAGGCGAAAAAGCCGAAGCAGCCCCGGGGGAAGCGGCAACCCCGAAAGAGCCTGAAAGCGAGAAAGAGAAACCGGCAGAAGCGGCCAAGGAGCCGGAACCAGCGCCAGCGCCGGTCAAGGAAGAACGGCGAGTGCCGTTGAAGGAGTACATCACCGAACGGCAGAAGCGACAGGAACTCGAAACGCGGATCAAGGAACTCGAAGCGGAAAAGACAGCAGAACCCGTCAAGGATCCCGCAGCTCTCATACTCGAGGATCCGGAGGAAGCCGTCCGGTTGCTCATGCGGCAGAATACCGAACTTCGACAGGAGATGGACCGCCGCGATTTGGAACGGGAGATCAAATCCGAAGTGCCGGATTTCTTCGATCTGGCGCCGAAGATGGAGGAAACGCTACTCGATGAAGGACTATCGGAGGAATCCATCCGTAGCATCATCGGGGCTTCGGGTAAGGACGCGCCGAAGCTGTTCAAGGTGCTGGCGAAGGTTGCGAAGAATCACGACGAGCAAGCCATAAGGGATCGGATCATCGCGGAGGAAACTCCGAAGATCACGCGCTCCCTCATGGAGAAATTCAAAATCACGGAGCCTGGGAAGAATATAGGCAACCTCCCGGGCGCTTCGCCCGATGGGAAATTGAACGTGAACAACGAGAAGGACTACGCCAAGCTCACCCCCGAAATGCAAGAAAAATGGCTTGCCGGGGAAATCTAAAACCCAAGGAGTAGGATCTCATGGCTCTCACGGAATTTGGAGTAAACCATGCGTTAGCCGTCAAGCGGTGGAGTACCTCGCTTGCCGTCGAAGCGGAGAAGAAGTCGTATTTCAAGAAATTCATCGGTTCCATCATCGAGCGAAAGACCGACCTCGAAAAGAAGGCCGGCGACCAGATCACCTACGGGCTTCGCATGAAGCTTCGGGGGGCCGGCGTCACGGGCGACAACACCCTCGAGGGCAACGAGGAAGCCCTGACGTACTACAGCGACGCAATCCTCATCGACCAGCTCCGTCATGCCGTCCGGTCGAAGGGGAAAGCGTCCGAACAGCGGGTCCCGTATCCCATGCGGGCGACCGCACGGGAAGCGCTGGCGACCTGGTTTGCGGAGCGGTTTGACGAGCTGATGTTCGTCTTTCTGTCCGGGGCCCGGGGCGTGGATTCAACCCTCACCCTCCCGCTGTCGTTCACATCGTTCGCAGGGAACACCGTAACCGCGCCGGACGCGGCGCACATCAAGTACGCCAATGGGCTTGCCAAGGCGACGATCACCAGCTCGGACATTCTCACCCTGTCGGAGATCGACAAGCTGGTGGAAACTGCAGAAACCGTCGATCCCATGATCCAGCCGATCATGGTCGATGGCGAGAAGCGGTACATCCTCCTGATCCACCCGTACCAGGCGACCGATCTCCGCACCAACGCATCGACCGGCCAGTGGCTCGATATCCAGAAAGCCGCGGCCGCAGCGCAGGGCTCGGGCAACGCGATCTTCACCGGAGCGCTCGGGATGTATAACGGCGTGGTCATCCATGTCCATCGGAACGTGGTCCGGTTCTCGGACTACGGATCCGGCACCGATCAGCCGGCAGCCCGGGCGCTGTTCCTCGGCTCTCAGGCGGGGGCGATCGCGTTCGGCAACGGCGGCGGAGAAACCGCGGCTCGGTACTCCTGGGTCGAGGAACTGTTCGACTACAAGAACCAGCTCGGCGTCTCGGCCGGTTCGATCTTCGGCATCAAGAAAACCCGCTTCAATTCGGCCGACTTCGGCGTGATCGCGTTGGATACCTACGCGACCAGCCATTAAGGGAGGGAGCTGAAAAATGGCGACCACCTACTACAGCCCTGATTGCAAAGCCGGGAACAACGTGATCCCTCGGGCGGGAGCGGGACTTTGCTCGGTTTCCGGACAATTCAACATCGCCACGGACGGCGCGGGTGTCGCGTTCGTGGACGAGGACGTTGTGCAGATGGTGAAAATCCCCGCGGGGGCGACCGTCCTCGAGATCATCATGGACGTTCCTCCGCTTGACAGCTCCACCGGCCTTGTTTGGGCCGTGGGGGATGGGGATTCGGCCGAACGGTACATGACGGGTCAGACCGCCGGCCGTTCCAGCGCGGGAGGGATCGCAAGGCTCGGAGTGGCGGGAAGTTCGCAGTACGCTTCCTACACGGCCGATGACACGATCGACTTCCACATCACGACTGTCGCTTCGGGAACCGCGGCTGTTACGGGGATCCTCAAGATGACGGTGATCTACACCTTCGACGCATAGGAGGGGCTGATGACAACTCCCTTCTATTCGGCCGATTGTGCTGCAAACAGCGGGATCCAGCCCCGGGCGGGGAAAGCTCTCTGCTCGGTTTCTGGAACGTACACGACTCTCACGAAGCTGATCGCCAACGACATTATCCACATGGTCAAGATCCCTGCCGGCGCGACGGTTCTGGATATCATCTTCGATTGCGCCGTCATGGACGCTTCGGCCGCGCTCACCCTTTCGGTAGGCTACACCGGGGCGAATACCGCCTTCATCAACGTATCGACCGTTGGACAGGCGGGAGGGATCGAGCGGATCTCCGTTGCTGGCGGTACGCAGAAGGCTTTCACGGCAGACGATACGATCCAGGTGAAGGTCGGAACAGGTCCGACCGACACGACCCTGGGGGCGATGAAGCTCACCGTGCTTTACACGATGGATCCGTAAAGGAGAAATGGGATGGGACAAGGCGGCTATCCAAAGAACCGTGATTCGCGGTTCGCCAGCTCGGAACTGAAAATCGGGTGT